GAAATTCACGCATGGGCACCGCCTATGCGCGCCCTGTATGACGTTATTGTTGACGGCGTGACCGCCCGTGAACAGCCGATGATCTTTGAAACCACGACGGCAGGCACGGTGCGCGAAGGTCTGTACGATGATCTGTACCAAGAAGCCGAAAATGTCATAAACGGTTTTTATGACGACAACGGCTATAAAAACGAACACTTCCTGCCCATCATCTACGAACTGGACAGCCGCAAGGAATGGACAGACGAAAGCTGCTGGGCCAAGGCAAACCCCGGCTTAGGTACGATCAAGTCTGTGGAGCAGTTGCGGGCCAAGGTGCAGAAAGCCATTGCAAACCCGAAACTTGTGAAGAACCTGCTTTGCAAGGATTTCAACATTCCCGAAACTATCGGCGAAGCATGGCTGACTTTTGAGCAGTTGAACAACACCGCCACATTCGACGTGCGCCAGCTTCGCCCACGGTATGGCATCGGCGGCGCGGACTTTTCCAGCACTACCGACCTTACCGCTGCTGTCGTTATATTCATGGTTCCGGGCGACCCGCACATCTATGTCCTGTGTATGTTCTGGTTGCCCGAAGAACTGCTTGAACGCCGCGTGCGGGAAGATCGTATTCCCTACGACCTGTGGAAAGAACAAGGCTATCTGCGTACCTGTGAGGGCAACAAAGTCCGGCAGAAAGATGTCACGGAATGGTTCCTTGAAGTACAGAACGAACTTGACTGCTATATCTATTGTGGCGGCTATGACGCATGGTCTGCAAGCTACTGGGTAGACGAAATGCAGGACACCTTCGGCAAGGGCGTGTTCGTACCCGTGCAGCAGACCATGAAAACACTGTCGCTACCCATGAAGCAGTTAGGTGCTGATTTTGATAGCAAACTTATCATTTACAACAATAACCCTGTCTTGAAATGGTGCCTTGCCAACACGGGCATTGTGGAAGATAAAAACGGCAACATCAAGCCGAACAAAACCAGCAAGGCGCGCAAGCGCATTGACGGTCTGGCCGCTCTGCTGGATGCTTTCGTAGTATTCCAAGACAGACAGGATGATTACAAAACTATGATTTGATCGGAGGATGCCCACATGGGAATTTTTCAACGATTGCGCGCGGCTGTCGCCCGCAGTCCCACCGCAGCACAAGTCAAGATGGTAACGGAGACAGGCAACGGTCTGTATGTCTACGACGGGAACCTGTACAAAAGCGACATCGTGCGCGCCTGCATCCGCCCGAAAATCAAGGCCGTGGGCAAGGCCACACCGCGCCACATCCGAACGACCATCGGCCCAGACGGCAAAACCAACACGCAGACGAACCCAGACCCCTACATTCGTCTGCTGCTGGAAGAACCGAACCAGTACATGACGTGGCAGATGTACGCGGAGAAAATGGAAACGCAGTTGATCTTGAACAACAATGCGTTTGCGCTTATCCAGCGCGATGACAACGGTTTCCCCGTTGCACTGTTTCCCATCGTCGCCAGCAGTGTGCAGGCCCTCTATAACAAAGCGGGCGAACTGCTGCTGCAATTCTGGTTGCCGAACGGCAGCACATGGACATTTGCCTATACCGACGTTATCCATCTGCGCAACGATTACAACGAAAATGACGTGTTCGGCACGCCGCCCGGCCCTGCGCTTCAAAGCGTCATGGAAGTCATCGGCACGACTGACCGCAGCATCATCAACGCTGTTCGCAACGGCGCGGTCATCCGATGGCTGCTGAAATTCACATCCAGCGGTATGCGCCCGGAGGACATCAAGAAGCAGACAAAGGACTTTGCCGATGCTTTCCTTGATAACAACAACAGCACAGGCGTTGCAGGTACGGACGTAAAGGCCGATGCCGTGCAGTTGGAGCCGCACGACTATGTGCCAAACGCCCTGCAAAGTCAAAACAACATCACGCGGCTGTACAGCTTCTTCAACACAAACGAAAAAATCGTGAGATCCTCTTTTTCGGAAAATGAGTGGATAAGCTACTACGAAGCCCAAGTTGAACCCGATCTGCTGCAAATCGCTGCCGAGCACACACGCAAACTGTGGAACCGTCGGCAGCGCGCATTCGGGAACAAGCTGTATCTGGAAAGTTCAAATCTGCAATACGCCAGCATGAGCACGAAACTTTCCCTTGAATCCATGGTTGACCGTGGCGCTATGCTGCCCAACGAGTGGCGCGCTGTCTTTGGCCTTGCCCCTGTGGCAGGCGGTGACGAACCCATCCGCCGTCTTGACACCGCGCCCGTAAAACAAACGAAGTCGGGAGGTGAAACCGAATGAGAGTAAACGTAAAAGGCGTGATTATCCCGCAGGATTATAAGCGCGTCTACGACTGGTTTGACATGGAATCCACCACGCCGAAAGACGTTGCGGATGCCCTTGCCGCCGCAAACGGACAGCCCATTGAAGTGTACATCAATTCCGGCGGCGGTTATGTTCATGCCGGGACGGACATTTACACAGCCTTGTGCGAGTATCCCGGCGAGGTCAATATCAAGATCATCTACGCCGCCAGCGCCGCCAGCGTCATTGCAATGGCTGGGCACAGCATGATTTCCCCCGTGGGTCAGATGATGATTCATAATGTGTACAGCAGTGCCGACGGCGACTACCGCGCACTGCACCGCGCAGGAGATCGACTCGACATTGCCTGTGATGCGCTTGCCAACGCCTATATGCGCAAGACCGGGAAAACCCGCGATGAAATCCGCGCCATGATGGACGCGGAAACATGGGTTGATGCCCGCCGCGCCGTGGAACTTGGCCTTGTGGATGAGGTCATGGGCGGCGAACTTGTAGCTGCTGACGCGCCCGGTCTGCTGCCCGAAAGCGTTGTACAGAAAACGCTTGCCATGTTCCGCGATCAAAACGCCGCTGCTTTGGCGCAGGCCAAAACCGATTATGAAAATCTTATCAAAAAAGGAGTTGTCTAACATGATGACGAAAGAACAGTACAATGCCCAGCGCACCAAACTGCTGAACGATATGCGCGCCGCCATCGACGCGGGCGACATCGAGACTTCCAACCGCTGCCGCGATGAGATCAACCAGCTTGACGCGGATTATGAAGCTGCCGCGCAGGCCCGCGCGAATCTGGCCGCGCTGGAAAACGGCAACCGCAGTTACAACCTGCCCGATGTGACCCCCGCCCAGACCAACGCTGCCCCGCAGATGGTCACGATCAACAACTTCGGCGGCCAGACCGCCCATACCGACCCCAGCGAGACGAACGAGTACCGCACGGCGTTTATGAACTTCGTCTGCCGCGGCACCGAGATTCCCGCCGATCTGCGCGCCAGCGTGGCCCCGATGCTGAATGTGGCCGCTACCACGACCACCACCGACGCGAGCGCGGTCATTCCCACCACGATCACCCGCGAGATCATCCGCGAGATGAAGTCTTACGGCAACCTGTACGCCAAAATCCGCAAGCTGAATGTGCAGGGCGGTGTCGAGTTCCCGATTCTGACCTTGAAGCCTACCGCCAACTGGATTGGCGAGAGCAAGTCCAGCGATGATCAGAAGCTGACCGCCAACACGAAGGTTTCCTTCAGCTACTACGGTCTGGAATGCAAAATCGCACAGACCCTGCTTGCGTCCATCGTCACCTTCGATGAGTTCCAGCAGATGTTTGTGCCGCTGGCTGTGGAAGCTATCGTTGTCGCGAAGGAAAAGGCCATCATTTCCGGTACCGGCAGCGGGCAGTTCCGTGGCATCACCAAGGACAGCCGCGTGCCCACCAAGAATGTTGTCGTTCTTTCCCCTGATGAGATCGGCGACTATTCCGCATGGCACAAGAAGGTCATCGCCAAGATTCCCAAGGCGTACCGCAAGGGTGAGTTTGTCATGGCGCAGGGCACGTTTGACGGCTACATTGACGGCATGGTCGATAAGAACGGCCAGCCCATCGGGCGTGTGAACTACGGCATCGACGGCGGAGAGACGTACCGCTTCTGCGGCAAGCCTGTGGAGACTGTCGAGGATGACATCATCGCCAACTTCGATGCCGCCGCCAATGATGATGTCGTTGCCGTGTACTTCAACCCCAGCGACTACGCCGAGAACAGCAATGGTCAGTTTGCCGCCGTCAAGTGGATGGATCACGACGATAACACCGTCAAGACTAAGGTGCTGCACATCTGCGATGGCAAGCTGCTTGACCCGAACGGCGTCATCATCATCAAGAAGGGCGAAACCGCAAAGGTCGTCGGCTCTTAACCTGCGAGGTGTAAATCGTGCTTGACCTTGTGAAACAATGGCTGCGCATCCGCAGCGACAATACCGCGTTCGATGCGGAACTGCAAGGGCTGATTGACGCGGCCAAGCAGGACTTGCGGCGGCGCGGCATCAAGGCGGCAGACAATGACCCGCTTATCAAGCAGGCCGTCAAAATGTACTGCAAGGCAAATTTCGGATACGGCGGCAGCGATGCCGACAAATTCCAGAAAAGCTATGAAAGCCTTGCGGTCAGTTTGAGCCTGTCGGGGGAGTATTTGGAGGATTGACCCGTGTATTTCAGTGATGAAATTATTCTGATTACAACGGACGATTCCGGCACCGATGAAATCGGCAGGCAGACCGAAACCGAGACGGGCCGCGTGACGGTGTACGGCGACATTAAGAGCGTGAGCCGGGAAGAATCCTTTACCGCCGGTTCCCACGGGTACAGCAATGTACAGAAATTCGTGCTGCACCCGTGGGATTACAGCGGCGAGAAATACGCCATGGTGGACGGCAAAAGAAAGCTGATTTACCGCACCTATCAGGCTGACCCTGACACGCTGGAACTGTACGCGGCAACCAAAAGGGGCATCACATGAGCAGCACGATTAAGGTCAAGCCGGACGAACTGGCAGATGTCATTGTCAAGGAACTGCAAACCTACAAGCAGGAAGTGGCAGATGATATGAAAGCTGCCTGCCTTGAATGTGCAAAAACGGCTGCGGCGGATTTAAAAGTTACAAGTCCGTACAGACGGCACAAGAAAGGAACGAAGGGCGGTCACTATCGCACGGGCTGGGATGTTTCTGTGCTGTATGAAAGCAATTCGACAATCCGCGTTGCGATTCACAACAAAAAGAAACCCGGCCTTGTGCATCTGCTGGAACATGGGCACGCAAAGAAAAATGGCGGCAGAACCAAAGCCCTGCCGCATGTTGAACCAGAGGAACGAAAACTTGAAGGGATGATAACGCAAGAGGTCGTACAACGCTTCAAGCGTTAAAAATGCGCACCGTATATTTCAACTTTTTCTTCGATAAAAGCGCGGAATAGCTGCGCAGTGTCTACACAGTCCCCCAACGCACGGTGAGCATCCATTCTGTCAATGCCGAAATAATTACACAGTGTTTCCAACTTGTAATTCTCGACATCGTAGTTTTTGTCATAGTTGGGAGCGTATGCACCAATTTCCTTGTCATACTCCCACTTTGGCTTTTTGAGCGAGCGCCCAGCCATTACATAAGTATCAAAGAACTTTCGTTTTGGCTCTGTAACATTCAAACCCGCACGGCACAGGAATTTTAAATCAAATTCCAGATTGTGACCGAGAAGCGGCATATCCCCGATGAACTCTTGCAGTGACGGGATGATCTGGTACAGCATCGGCGCACCCTCTAACATTTCTGGTGTTATGCCATTGACAGACATTGCTTCACGCGCAGAATCCGTTGAAAGTTTCTGCGGGGGGGGGGTAATCATTGTATGGAATACCTCAACAAATTTGTAATTCTTTACTTTGATTGCCGCAACTTCCAGCACAGCATCCTTTGTGCAGGATAATCCCGTTGTTTCGGTGTCCAAAACGACAAAATCACCGAATTTTGCGGGGTCGCTCTTTGCCGTAACACGAGAATAAGTAAGTTCTTTCAAGAAAGAAACGGCCTGTGCCTTTTGCTTTTTCCCGTCTGTGCCTATCTGAACGCGCGGCACATCATCGAAAGCTGCGATGCCTGCGCGGCGCTGGTTCCATTCTTCTTTTCGTAGTGCAGTGTGTTTCTGCCGTTCTGCTTCTTCCTCTGCGCGGCGCTTTTCTGCCATTTCCTGCATCTTTATTTTAAGCGCCTTTTCTTCTTCTTTTTTTTGACGCTCGACTTCTCTATTACACTTCATGCACAGGGAATCTTTCGTCATAAAGAAAAACAATCCTTTTCGCCCGCACCGTTTACATTGCCGCATAGTGAACACCCTTTCGCATTTATTTATTACCAGCATAGCAGAAATGCACGATATATGCAACAAAAAATTGAAACGGAGGTATTGCAGTTGACGCAGGCAGAATTGAAAACGGTTCTGGACGGCAGCGGTATTCCGTTCGTATACCGTGCGTGGAAAAACGGTCATGATCTGCCGTTTGGCGTGTTCTATTTTGAACGCGACAATCCCTTTGCGGCAGATGGCATTGTGTACGCCAAAAAGACCCTCTATGCCCTTGAACTGTACACAGCCGAAAAAGACCCCGATACCGAAGCGGCGCTTGAAAAAGCGCTGACGGCGGCGGGCATCTTTTACAGCAAGTCCGATGAAATCTACATTGACGAAGAACAGATGTTCTATGTCATCTATGAAATTGAGGTGTAAAAATGTCTAAAGATAAAGTGCTTTTCAATCTCAAAAACGCGCACTACGCCAAGCACAAAGTGACTGGCGAAGATGGCACGATCACCTTCGACACCCCTGTTGCCATCCCCGGCAGCGTGTCGCTGTCTCTGGATGCCGAGGGCGAAGTTACGAAGTTCTACGCGGACGGCATTGTGTACTACGTCTGCCAGAGCAACAACGGCTATTCCGGCGATTTTGAAGTCGCTATGTTCCCCGAACAGATGATGCTTGACATCTGGGGCATGACGAAAAGCAAAAACGGCCTGATTGTCGAGAATGCCAACGTCCAGCCCGCCAGCTTCGCCCTGCTGTTTGAGGTGGACGGCGACACAACCGGGCGCAAGTATGTTTTGTACAACTGTTCCGCCACGCGCCCCGGTATCAACGCCAACACCAAGAGTGAAACCACCGACCCCGACACCCAGACTTCCACCATCACCGTGTCCCCGATGGCTGACGGTACGATCAAGGCCCACACGGCAGACGATGCCACCCCCGCCACGCTGAACGGCTGGTACACAAGCGTTACCCTGCCCACTGATGCAACCTAAAGTGTTCCACCGGAACACCCTGTATACAGGAGATCATACACATGGAAAAAACCATCAACATCGACGGCAAAGAAGTCCGCCTGCGTGCCACTGCTGCCGTGCCGCGCTTGTATCGTATCAAGTTCGGGCGTGACATCATGCAGGACTTGTCGAAGCTTTCCGACGCTTACGAGAAGGCTACCACCGAACAGGAACAGTTTGAAGCTACCGATCTTGGCCTGTTTGAGAATGTGGCCTACATCATGGCAAAGCACGCTGACAAAGATGCTGTGCCGTCCAGCGTGGAAGAATGGCTGGATTCCTTCGAGGTGTTCAGCATCTATCAAGTCCTGCCGGAAATTCTGACGCTGTGGAATCTGAACACGCTGACAACGGCAAAGCCGAAAAAAAAACAAGGGTAAGCACCCGCGAAATGACAACGCCGCTGTTTTTGCTGCGCTGCGTGCAGATGGGCATTGCTCTGCGCGATCTTGATTTGCTGACCGTCGGCATGGTAAACGACATGGCGATTGAACGGGAAAACGATGACTACAAGTGGCCGCTGAAAGCGACGCAGGCAGACATTGACAAATTCTTTGGGTGAGGTGAATAGAGTGAAGCGTTTTAAGGCAGCTGCAAAAATGTTTTGGGAATTGTGCAAGATTCCCGGATTCTGGATTTATTTTTACAGTGCGGTCATCAATACTATTTTGCTCGTTCGGTTATTACTTCAATAATTGTAATGATTGCAGTAGAAATGGTTGCAATAGCCATCGCTAAGTTAAAGAAGAAATTTCGCGTGCTTTTTTCGTATGCTTCCGTTGCTTTCGTAGACAGCGTCACATCTGTGTCATCATCGTATTTGACATCGGAAAAGTCAAGCATATCTGCACCAACGGTTTCTTGCAGTTTGATGTAGTCGCCTACTTTTGTTGCTTCCAAGACCTTACCCAGTTTCTTGTACTTCCGAACGGCGGTGAAAATTTTATACTGCTGTTTTGTCATGGCAAATGCCCCCTTTGCCTACAAGGATAGCACACATTATTTGCAGGGGCAATATTAACGGTGCAGTAAATGGTCTGCACTAAGGGCTAAATGGAGCCGCTACGGAAAGGGGGCGGCTCTATTTGGCCGCAAAAGTAAAGGGCTTGACCCTTGAAATCGACGGTAATACAGTCGGTCTCGAAAAGGGACTTGCAAAACTGAACAAGCCCATAAACGCGATAAAAAACGAATTGAAAGATGTTACCCGTCTGCTGAAACTTGACCCCGGCAATACAGAACTTCTCGCGCAAAAGCAACAACTTTTAAGTAAGCAAATTGCCGAAAGCAAAGATAAATTAGTTGCGTTGCAGCAGGCAAAGCAACAGGCCGACGCGGACATGAAAAGCGGCACAGAGGTAAACCAAGAGGAATACCGCAAACTGTGCCGTGAAATCAAAGCGACAAAGCAGAATATCGACAGTCTGACCGATGCTTACAACAAGTCGAACACAGCCGCCCAAAAGCTGGCCGCTGTGGGCGATAAAATGCAGAAAGTGGGCAACGGTATATCTGCCGTCGGCAAGGCCGTTGCCCCTGTCTCTGCCGCCGTGGCAGGTGTTGGCGGTGTAGGCTTGAAGCTGGCCGCAGACTTTGAAGATGCTTTCGCCAAGGTCAGCACCCTGTTGGACGCATCGTCCGCCGACTTTGAAGCGTACAAGGCCGACATCATGACCGCCAGCAATGAAACGGGCGTTTCCGTCAACGATTTTTCCGAAGCTGTGTACAGCGCTATTTCTGCCGGTGTGGGCGCTGCCGATGCTATTGATTTCACCACATCGGCGGTCAAATTGGCAAAGGGCGGCTTTACCGATGCCGCAAAAGCCGTTGATGTTATGACAACGGCCATCAATGGCTATCAGCTGAAAGCAGAGGATGCAACCAAGATCAGCGATTTGCTGATTACCACGCAGAATTTGGGCAAAACCACCGTTGACGAACTTGCGTCCAGCATGGGCAAGGTCATTCCTGTGGCCGCTGCGGCCAACTACGACATGACTGAACTTTCGTCTGCATACGCCCTGCTTACAAAAAACGGTATTGCCACCGCGGAATCCGGCACTTACTTAAAATCCATGCTGAACGAACTTACAAAGTCCGGCAGCATCACCGACACCACCCTGCGCAAACTGACGGGCAAAGGCTTTGCCGATCTGAAAGCCGAGGGCAATTCTACATCCGACATTCTGAATATGCTTTCTGATGCTGCCGCCAAGGATGGCAAGACGCTGAAAGACATGTTCGGCAGTGTCGAAGCCGGTTCTGCCGCAATGGTGCTTGCCCGCAACAGCGGCGCAGATTACAACGAAATCCTTACCCAGATGCAGGATTGCGGCAAGGCAACAGATGAAGCATTCCAGAAAGTCACCGACACCACCAACCAGAAATTTGCCAAGGCACTGAACGAAGCCAAAAACGCCCTTATCGACTTGATGGGCACGCTGCTGCCGAGCATCACGCAGATGATACAGGCCGCATCCGGACTGGTACAGAAATTCAACAGCCTTGACGATACCGCAAAGAATGTCATCCTGACGATTGGCCGTATTGTGGCTGTGCTGGGGCCTGTGCTGATATTTATTGGCAATCTGACATCCAGCATCGGCGGGATACTGAAAGCGGCCCCGAAAATCGTTTCTACCGTTGCGAAAGTCAAGGGCGCTGTTTCCGGTCTGTTCAGTCTGCTGGCCACAAACCCGTTTGTGCTGGTCGTGGCGGGCATTGTGGCACTGGTTGCCGTGTTTGTCGCCCTCTGGAACAAATCCGAAGCGTTCCGCAATTTCTGGATTGGGCTGTGGGATGGCATCAAGGGGGCTGTTTCGACTGCGGTTTCCACCGTGCAAAGCGTGCTTGCGGCCATGCAAGCGGGCCTTTCTGCCGCGTGGGATGGTATCAAGAGCGGCGTACAAACTGCATGGGATGCCATAGTAAGCACCATACAGAATACCATGACCGCGATACAGGACGCGATCACCAACGCATGGAGCGGCATCCAGACCGCAGTGAACACCGTGACAACGGCCATTGCTACGGGCCTGCAAACTGCGTGGGCTGGCATCACAAGCGCCGCCACTGCCGCATTCAGCGGCCTGCAAGCGGTATTTTCAACGATCTGGAATGGTATCAAGAATGTCGTAACTACCGTTGCAAACGGCATTGCCAGTGGCCTGCAAGCGGTCTGGGCCGTCATTGGCGGCGGCGTGACAACCGCTTTCAATGGCATTGTGCAGATTTTTACAAATATCTGGAATGTCATCAAAACAACGGTGCTTGGCATTGTGCTTGTGATTTGCGATCTTATCACCGGCGATTTTAATATGCTGGGCAGCGACATTTCCAACATCCTGTCTTTGCTGTCTACGGCCATATCCGACATCTGGAATGGCATAAAGGCTGTTGTTGAAGGTGTTGTCACCACACTTGTCAGCGGTGTAACTGCCGCATGGAACGGCCTTCTTCTTATCATAAGCACGGTATGCCAGGCAATCAGCACCACCGTTCAAACTATCTGGACGGGTATTCAGCAAACCGTCAGCAGCGTCATGGACGCGATCACGGCATTCGTGCCTGCCGCTTGGAACGCAATTCTGTCTGCCATCATTGCCACAGGTAACGCAATAGCGGCAGGCGTAAAAGCGGCTTGGAATGGCATCAAATCCTTCCTGTCGTCCACCATGACCGCCATCGGCACGGGGATTTCTACCGCGTGGAACGGATTCCTTACCACCGTTTCCGGCTTGTGCCAGACGATCAGCACCAATGTTCAAACCATCTGGAACGGCATTCTTGATTTCTTCCACGCCCTGCCGTCCACGCTGGCAACGCTGGGCCGAACGATGTTCCAGCGCATGGCCGATGCAATTAAGGGCATGGCCGGCACAGTCTACAGTGCTGCTACAGGCTGCATCAACAAGGCTGTGGACTTCATCAAGGCGCTGCCCGAAAAGGCGCTTGGATGGGGCAAGGATTTCATCAACGGATTTGCAAAGGGCATCGCCAATGCGGCAAGCGCTGTTGTGGACAATGTGCGCGGTCTGGCCGATGACATCCGCAGTCTGCTGCATTTTTCCCGTCCCGATGAAGGGCCGCTGCGCGATTACGAAAAGTGGCCTGTGGACTTCATCCACGGTTACGCTGATGCAATGCGCAGTGCCATGCCGTACTTGCAAAAGACCCTTGACGGCATCACCGCAGGAATGGCAATCATGGTAAACGGCCCGCAGCTTGCAGGCGCAGGCGCGGCCCCGGTTCCCACCACGAAAACCATCAACTACAACCAGACCATCAATGTGACAAGCCCTGACCCGGTATCCCCCGCAGAGACGGCGCGGGCGACCCGCATTGCAACCCGCGATTTGATTTCCAAAATAAAGGGGTGATACAGTGCGAAACTTCCTGCTTGTCTGTGATAACGGCAGCGGCGAGAAAATTACAATCGGCTACCGCTGGCCGCTTTGGCTGGACGATGTGGACGGCCTGACAAGTTCCGACTTTGACGTTGATACCGAAAAGGGCAACGATCAGGACGGTGAACATTACAAGTCCAGCACAGCCGCGAAGCGAAACATTGTAATTTACTGCTGGGTCAAGGATAACATTCAAGCTATGCGGGAAAAGTTATACAGCTATTTCCCGCGCGGTGAGACCGGTACACTGTATGTGACAGATGAGGGCATCACGCGCAAAATTGACTACAAGCCCGAATTTGTCCATGTTGACCCAACAGGCCAGCAGCGCAAAGTTACAATCAGTTTGGTGTGCCCCGACCCGAAATTCAAGGCAGTTACCGATGACCGCGTTGAAATGGCGGTGTGGGATGGCCTGATTGAATTTCCCGATGATGTGCTTGAACTGCCTGCCGAAGAATTTGAAATGACAACAAAGCGTGCCAACTTGGCTGTTGCCGTTGAGAATTCAAGTAATGTTGCGCGCGGTTTGACAGTGCAATTCATTGCAACAGGAACCGTGACGAACCCCAGCTTGTTTGAAGTGCGCAGTCAAAAGGGATTCAAAATCCGCTGTCAGATGCACGCGGGCGATGTTCTGACCGTCACGACAGGATTCAAAAACAAACGAATCATGCTAAAATCGGACGGCGTGGAAAAAGGCGCAAATAACATGTGGGTATTCGGTTCAACATGGTTGCAGGTCGAACCCGGCAGCAATGTGTTCCGTTATGATGCGGAAAGCGGCGTTGACAATTTGGATGTTGTTATGTCCAGCACACCGGTATTCTGGGGGGTGTAGCCTATGGAACTGTATGCCTACCGCGAAAACGGCGAATTTATCGGAACCATTGACTTCTACACATCCCTGCGCTGGCGGCGGCAGTATTGGACTGCCGGAGAAGTTGAACTGCATCTGCCCGCTACCAAAGAAAACCTTGCCGCCATCAAAGCGGGCGTTATCCTGCGCAGGGTAGGTCGCACCGAATCCGCCCGTATTATGGGCATCAAAACCAAAGGCGGCGAGATCACCGCCAATGCGCGGATGCTTGAAATATATTTTTCGATGGCCTATGTCATCGGAACGAAATCCTTCACGGGCACGCCTGCCGAAATCCTTTGCCAACTGGCCGAAGATGCCCGCGAATCCGTGCCCGAACTGGTCGTTGACAAAACGGCACTACCCAGTGGCGCAGAAATCACGATTCAGTTGGACTTCAAAAACACGCTGAAAGCCATGACCGCCGTTGCGAAAGCCTACGGACTGGGTTTTCGGCTGCTGTTTTCCGAAAATCAAAAATTCACCTTCCAAGTGTACGAAGGTACAGACCGAAGTGCCGATCAGGCCGACAACAACATTGTGTATTTCACCGACGAATTTCAGAACTTCATCGACCCGGAATATAACTTTGACGAATCCGACTACTGCAATGTAGCCTATGCGCGCGGCAGTGACGGCAAGGTTGCCTGCATTGACCGTTCCAACGGCGGGCGCAAGCGCGTCTGCTTTGTGGATGCGTCCAGCATCACGCCCGATGACAAAACCGAAGCGGCCTATCTGAACGAGCTGAAAACACAATGTGGTTGGGGCCTGTTCGACCACATCAAAACGAAATCTTTCACGGGCACTGCCGTGAACATTGAGAACTTCGCCTATATGCAGGATTGGGACTTGGGCGACATCGTTACAACAGGCGATTCCAGTATTGGCATCACCATGAACGAACGTGTTACCGAGGTTGAAGAAGTCTATGAAAAAGGCAGTGTCACGATCTACCCGGTGACGGGCAAAACAAAATCCGAAACTTTGAATTTGGAGGACATCTAAATGGGAGAATGGAGCGGCTTTTTCCCGTCGTCCGGCGGCGACAGGAAGTACAAAACAGCCCACATTGCCGCGATCACCGATGCGCTGTTTCATTCCGGCGTGTGCCAAAGCGATGATCTGACGCTTGCCCCGGCAGGCGCTATGACCGCCGCACTTGGCGCGGGCCGCGCTCTGGTAAATGGCTACCACTACCAGAACGACAGCCCCTTAACGCTTACATTCGGCTATGCTGACGGCACGCTGGCGCGCATTGATGCAGTCATGCTGCGGCGGGATGTCAATTCCCGCGACATTCACGCGGTTGTCGTACCCGGCACGCCTGCCATCAATCCGACGGCCCCCGCTTGCACCCGTGATGCCGACGCATACGATCTGTGCCTGTATCATGTGCGGATTCCCGCAGGCGCTACCGCCATCACGGCATCCATGATTACAGACCGCCGCGCCGACGCTGATCTGTGCGGGTATGTCTACTGTAAGTTTGCGGGCATTGGTACATCCGTCATGCAGGCGGCAGTCGATGAAATGATTTCCGCCGTCAGTTCGGAGCTGAACCAGTTGAACGCGGGCACGGCAGTTATGACAAAAGCGCAGTACGACCCGAACGGCAGCGGTGTGAATGTAACTGCACAAATTTACAAGTGTACCAAAAGCGGCAAGGTCTACGCGCTGACAGGACACGGCGGTTTTGGCCGCTTCAAAGTCCCTGCGGCGTGGGCCAGCGGCGACACATGGACGGTAAACGGCAAGAGCGTTCCCGCCTACTGCGGCGCGGATGTCGTGGACGGCGACACAATCGTTGCGGGCCGCTGGGTGTTGTTTTCTTACGACGGAACCCAGCTAAATTTTAGCGGCGGCGGTGGGTTATCCCTTGGAAAGCTGGCACAGGCCACCGCCAAGCCCGGTCAAGTGCTGGCGGGCGTTCCGTACTATGCGGGCAACAAAACGTTGAAAAAAGGAACCATGCCTGACCGTGGTCAAAACCAGTACGGCGGGAGCGTGGAAGCCGGAACCGACTATATAGCAATCCGTGATCTGCCCGAAGGCTACTACCACGCTGACGATGCTAAAAATGCCCCCGAAGCCCGCGCCAAGATGACAGAGTTCGGCACGGCTGGCAAGGATGAATTGATGGCCGGGTACACCATGACCAGCAAAGAGGGCTTGCGCATTGGCGGTACGCTGATTCTGTCCGGCAACGCCGACACAAGCGATGTTCTTAGCGGGAAAGAGTTTTACACCACCGACCCCAAAACCAAAAAGAGGGGCACGCTTGCCCTGTCCGGCAGCGCCACCGCTGCTGATGTTCTGGCGGGAAAAACGTTCTATAACACCGACGCCAAAAGCAAGCAAGGGGGCCAGATGGCCGACAACGGCGACTGGAGCGCAACGCTTGCGCCGGGCGGGTCTATCACGGTGCCACCCGGAAAGCACAGTGGCGGCGGCAGCGTAGTTGCCAAGCCATTAAAGACGATCACCATGAACGTTTCAAGCTGGCCGCACGAATACCCCTCAATGGAGTGGCACTATACGCTGACAGGTGGAACGCTTGTCGGTGTCGCGTCGCTTGACGGCGGTTCCGGCGACGGAAGCAGCAACACTGTAGATAGCATTCGTATTGTGGGAAACACTATATATGTCGCAAACCGACAGGGCGGCACTCCTATACGAAATATCACCCTGCTGTATTACTAAGAAAGGGATGAACCATGGCAGAACTTATCACGATTGATGTCTTGACCCGTGCAATCACTATTCCCACCGGGCAGGAATTGTTCGGCGTTGCTGGCGATAAAAACGTTGAAACAAAGCACATCCGCATCAATGGCCATGTAACCGCCAGCGGCCTTGACCTGTCCCAAAATTTTGTTTGGCGCGTCGTTGGTAACAATGGCGGCGGCGGGCCGTTCTCCGACCCCATCGACATCACCACACTTACATCTGATGGTTGCATTGAAATGGACTGGACACCCAGCCCCGCCGCAATGGCGCGCAAAGGCAAGCTGCATTTCAATGTGTGCGGTATCGAAGTTAATGACAGCGGTATTTCCCTGCATGAGTGGCACAGCGAAATGGGCACGGGTATTGCCAAGGAAAACGCCGAAGCCCCCATTGAGGACATCGGCGGCGCTGATCTTGTGGCGCATTTGCAGTCTATGGCTGCACAGGTTGCCAACAACGCAAAAGTCACTGCTGATGCCACCGCCGAAGTAAAGAATGCCGCCGAACAGGTCGAGCGAGGCAAGAACACTACCATTGAAGCTGTGAAATCTATCATTGACAGCGCGAAGGAAGCGTCTGACGCTTCGGCAACCTCTGTTGCCGCCCGTGATGTTGCCAAGGCAGCACAGAACGCCGCCACCCAGCAGGCCACGCAGGCCGCCCAGAGCAAGGACGCTGCGGACAAGTTGATGCAGCAGGCCAAGACCTACGCCGACGAAGCGGCGGGCTATGCGGGCGCGGCAAAGTATTCTTTCGGCTATACCAGCGACGGCAGATTTGCATTTTTCGTAAACGATGAAAGCGAGGTATAAAGCATGAACCCTGTATGTTTTCCTTTTACCGATGACACGGGCAAAGAAATGCGTGATCTTATGTCGCGGCAGACGGAATTGCTGGCCGCGATTGCGGCAGGCAACGCAAGCGCCGAATTCATTGATGCGAGTTTTGGCGCACTGCTGGACGGCACGAACACTACAAAAGTGTTTTGGCTTTGGTGGCCGTTGAGTGCCACCGGTGGTGCATCGAAGTATGACCGCCTGTGCCGCTTCTTTGCCATGATGGCAAAAGCCGGGTACAAACTGGCCTACACGCTGCGCTTCTATCTGGACACGGTATCTTCTGACTACACGGGTACGCCGCTGGACGATCTGGCGGATGGCCGTTCCGCTGCACCGCTTGTGACCGATACCACCACCGATGTAACCGACTGGGCCGAAGAAGATTTGATGACGTGGTACATTCGCGGTAATGCTTTGAGCCTTGCCGATGGCACTATGAACATCCTTGCGCTGGAAGGTGAACGCGAGTTTGACATCACGGGCGAAACCGCCCCCGTCTACTGCTTCTCTTTGGCGCTGTGCCTGAAAGAATGGGAAGATGCCAGCTATATGTATAACAGTTGGCGCACCTATCCCGGCAACGGCTATGTGCCGATGGCGGGCGACGTTGCCCCCGATGGCACGATGCGCGTTATGACATGGCATCCCGCCTACTGCGGCGGTCTGAACGCGAAGGGCGGCATGACAAGCGGCATCGGCAAGCCGCCCATGGTCTGGGTCAGCGCCAACGCTGGTATCCCTCTGGCACGTAAAACTACCACATACGAAGGACTGTGGAACGACTGCGATCAGCAGTTTGCCTTGTCCGCATGGCGGCTGCGCCACTGGACAAAGAGCAACAGCGGCAAGTTGGAGGGCTGCACGTCCTACAATTACCAGTATACGCCAGCCGTGGCCGAAGCGAACGTCAAGCGCGTTGTGCTGACTACGGCGCAGGCCGCAAACATCCTGCCCGGTTCCGGCGTGTGTCTGGGTGAGCGCAGCGGCGAAACCAGCCACACCACCGATAGAAACCAGTCCTACAACCACAATATTTTCAACTGGGCAAAGGTCGTCAGCGTCACATCCGAAGTTATCGGCGGCGTGGAATACGGCATTGTGAATCTGGATTTGACGGATGCCATTTCCCCGACCACTACCATGCTGCTGTCTACCATGCCTTGGCCGTCCGGCACGACGGAATGTCTGCCCGGTCATAGTGATGGCTGCATGGGCAACCTGACGAATGGTAAATACCCCTACCGCGTGGCAGGCGTTGAAATGCAGATCGGCAACTATACCGAACAACTCGACCCGCTGTGGCAGGCAAGTCTTGTTGACGATCACTGGCACTATGATGTCTATTCCTGCCGCGATTCCGAGAAACAGGCGGGCAGCATCACGGCGAACTATGAAAAGACCAGTTCGTTCGATCTGCCCAACGCCAACAAATGGAGTTGGAACTATATCCGCGCACTGAACAAACTTGCCGCTGAATCCATGAACCCTGTGAAATTTGGCGGCAGTGATTCCACCTATGTGCGGGCGGCTTTCTATTTCCCCGGTGGTGCGGGCCTGTGCGCGCCTTGGCGTTCTGGCTATCTTCGCGGCGCTGGCGCGTGTGGCATCCCGTGCGCGTTTGGCGCCTATTCGCCCGCGATCTCGCATTGGGACGGTTCGCCCCGCCTTGCAGGAAGCGGTAAAAAGCGGGGTGAATGGGTGAGCGCGTAAGCGCCACCCAGAGGGGCAGCAGGCCCCTACATAATCCTGTAAGCAATATTCCTTATGGAGTGGTACAGCGGCGTTCGGCGGCTTTCAATTTCCCCGGTAGTGCGGGCCTGTACGCGCCTTGGCGTTCTGGCAATCTTAACGACAATGGCGCGTGTGGCATCCCGTGCGCGAATGGCAACAATTCGCCCGCGAACTCGAATTGGAACGGTTCGCCCCGCCATGCTGATGAAAATAAAGTCCGCACAATGCGGGCAAAAGCGTTGTACCGCGCCTGCGGCTTTGACCGCTAAGATCATGTGATACCGACACCATATAGCTGCGCCGATGCGAGAGATACGCGCGGGGTGGTGTGTATGGCCGCAGGCCATGGGCCTGCGTGGCGGCTAGTAGTAGATACTGCGGCCCTGCTGCAAGGGCCACAGCAACCGAACGTCGTTGAACATCAGCAAGAACGAAAGGCTTTGAGGGTTTGAAAAAGAACAGATATATGCCGCTTACACATGAACTGTGTGAGCAAGCGGCCTTAGAAGCCTTTAACGATAAATGGTTCCGTCGTAATTATCTGGCTATGGCGGAAAAGTACGGAGGTGTTACCCGTGCAGAATTACAGACCGCCGCCCGCGTGGCGGATATGGGGCCGCGCCTTGAAGTAGTTCACGGCATTGCCCTTGAAATGGAACAGCGCATTGATGATCTGCTGGACGGCAGTGCAAACGATCTTGACCTTGACCCGGTGCATACTTTCCCGCGCATTGATGGTATCAGTATGAAACTGCGGCAGTTGTCTGACTGTTGCCCGCTGCATCAATGTTTCGGGCATCTGGCCTATCTTGGCCTGCGGCCACTGCTGCGCGCAAGACTGTTGCCGTATCAGTTCGCCAGCATCCCGAAGAAAGGCCAGACGGCACTAAAGCGGCAAGTTGAACGATGGCTGCGCCGTAAAAGTCTTGGCATCCAGCACGCCTTAAAACTGGATGTCAAAGGCGCATACGAGCATACGAAACAGGAACTTGTGCTTGCGATTCTGCAATATGAAATTCCGCTCGCCGCTTGGCTGCTGGCCGTTGTGCGCTGCCTGCTGGCAATGTCACCGAACGGCGGATTGCTGATTGGTGGCTATCTGGAAGCATGGATGTTCAATCTTGTCGCAAGTTATATTCTTGTCCGCATCCTTGGCTATGTCAAGACCCGGCGTGGTGTGTCCGTACCGCTTGTGGTGCGCAGTGGCAGCTATATGGACGATCTTGTGCTGATGGGCCGACGATGGGCTGACATCCAGAGCGCGGCCCGTAAGATTACAAAATGGGTCAAAGACACGCTGCACCTGACAATCAAGAACAGTTGGGTGCGCGTTAACTTCCTATCCCCGGCAGAGGAACACCGCCGCCGACACCTGAAAGGCGCGGCCAAAGGTTGCCCCGGTCTGGATATGGCAGGGTATGTCATGCACCGCACCTATACTACCGTTCGCCCGGGTATTTTTAAGCGAGCACGGCGGCAGTATATGCGCGCAGGGGCAGACTTGAAGCGCAGCCACTTCATCCCGCTTTACCGTTCGTACCGCCTGATAAGCTACAACGGATATTTCAAGGGCACAAAATCCCGCGCTGCTGCCGAAGCGTTGAACCAGCAAAAACTATTCAAATCTGCAAAATGGGCGGTGCGCGCCGCCGCGATCAAAGAAAGGAGCCTTGCCGTATGATTATTACGGAATCCCTCGACAACAAACCTGCTGCCGTTACGCTGGAACCCTTGCCCGATGGCACGACATGGCTGTATTTGCGTAAAAACGCCAAACAGGTTGAAACTGATACCGGTGATGAAACGCCTGATGCTAAACTGTGGCAGTGTGAAACTGCCATCGGCAAGTTGGGTGCAGACCGTTCCGGTGAAACCGCCGATACCATCAACGCCAAGTTTGACGATTGGTGGACGTATGCCGCCGCATGGGCAGAGGATGAACCCCTGCCCACTGTGCAGGAACAAATCAACGCAATCTATGACACACTGGCCGTTATGATGGGGGTGTAACCTATGGCATTCTGGAAACTTATGTACAGGCTTGGCCGCGCCACTGCTGCACAGGTGTGGGAACAGGTAGACAACGGGAATCTTACAGAGTTGCAGGCAACGCAGATTTGCGGCCCGCGCCCTTGATTCCGGCGAACCTTGCCCGCGCCGCGCTTGATCTGGCCGACGAAGCGCTTACCGCTGCCGAAGCGGCAGGGGTGGACACCGCCGACCAGCGGGCCGCGCTGGCAGAACTCGAATTTAACTACGCGCTGGGCATCCGCCCGGTCAGAAAGGAACAAACCGATGTCTAAAATCTACGGAATCGACGTTTCCCACCATCAAGGCGCAATCAACTGGGCAACCGTGGCGGCAGAACTGCGCCGTGTGAACGGCGGGACCAGACCCCGCTTTG